TAGGCAGTGAGCTTCCTTTCCTCCAGCGATCCACTGGCACTGCTGGCCATCCAGGCCGGTCAGATCAACGCGCCAGCTGATGCAACCGCCGCGCAGGGCACCACAGAGCTGGACAGCCCGCAGCGGTTCGCGCAGATTGGCGAGCCGGTGCCGATCGTGTTCGCCCGGTTCCGCAATAGCAAAGGCGGCATCCTGATCAGCCCCGGCGCCACCGAAGCACGCTTTGAGAATGACGCCAGCAACAACGTCACCGCCTATTACATGCTGGTGCTGAGCGAGGGCCAGCTCGACAGCATCCCGGTCAAGGATGTGTTCCAGCGTGCCTGCCGCGTTGGCGCTCATACCCAGACCTACAACCGCAGGGCCGGCACCTGGACACCCGGCAACTTCCTTGTGCAGCGTGCCGGTAAGGATTTGCCCGAGGCGCCGTTCTTCTGCGGCACCGTTGGCAGCTACCCGGGCATCAGCACGCTCAGCTTTAACGTCACCATCCCGGACGGCTTCGATCAGTACAACCGCCAGGTGCATCTGTTCATCCGTGGTGGCATGGCCGTCACCCGGATCTACGACAGCGTGACCGGCCCCAGCGACAACTTTGCGGATCTGGTGAAGTGGCTGCTGGTCAATACCAGCAGGGTGCCGGCGGCGATGATCGACAACACCGCACTGCTGGCAGCAGCCACGTTCCTTGAGGTGAACGGCTTCACCTGCAACATCGAGATTCGCGAAAGCACCAACTACTCCGACCTCGCCGCCAGGCTGGCGCCTTACTTCCTGCTGGCCGAGAGCAGCGCAGGCGGCAAGCGCGGGCTGCGGCCACTGCTGCCGGTGACTGGCGCTGGCGCCATCAAGACCACGGCGATTACGGCTGAGTACACCTTCACCGAAGACACGGTGCTGCCCGGCACGCTGGAGATCAACTACCTGTCGCTGGCGGACAGGCAGCCATTCGTGGCGCAGGTGATCTGGCGCCAGCAGCTGGAGAGCGACATCGGCATTATCCGCACCGCTGAGGTGCGTTACAGCGGCACCGCCGAGACCGGACCGTATGAGTCGCATGATCTCTCGACGTTCTGCACCAGCGAGGATCACGCCGTCAAGGTTGGCGCCTACATCCTGGCCAAGCGGCTCTACACCACGCACACCATCCGGTTTGCAGCACGGCCGCAGGAGCACAACACGCTCATTAGCGCTGGCGACATCATCCGCGTGCAGCTGGCGCGTGATAACACCACCTACGCCAACTCGGTGCATGACTACCTCTACCAGGTAGAGCGCATCACCAAGACACTGGCGGGTGATGTGAGCTATGAGGCCACGCACTTCCCGATCGACGACCAAGGCCGCAGCCTGATCGCGTTGGATGTGGCTGCTGCTGTCGGCACCGGCATCATCCTGCCAAGCGGCCGCACCGGCGTCAGCTGTGATGTGAACTCAAGCAGCGATAACACCATCCCCGCTGAAACGTTCACGGCGGCTGACGGTACTGACCCCCTGGAGCTATCCCCCAGCGGCGGCGGGCTGGGCTTTGATGATTCGGCGCCGACTGGCGACACCGGCAACACTGACGATGGGTTGGATGCTGCAATCAATAGGTCACTGGAGATCGTAAGCGGCAACGGCCTTGCTACTCCGCAGCAGTCACCAACCTTTGACTCCATCTTTAAGTTCAACTCGCCTTGTGGCGCTGGCCAGCAAACAAGAATTGACAAGTATCTAAATGGAACCAAGATAGGCAGCCAGGATGGCACTGCGCCATTCCAAATGCCGTACTATTCGTTTATCCAAGTCGGCACTGCCACCGAGGAGATCTATTTTGAGGTGTACTGCGACGATGAGCTTTCGTACACCACACAAACCTATCAAGTAAGCAGCTATTCGCCGGGCGGCGCTGCTTCGTTCTTGCCTGCTAACAATACTTACTGGCGAGCGGCTGGAAGCGACGGAACAACTTCTGGATGGTACGCCACCGCAAATTCTAAACCTGCATGGGAGACTCCATTCAATTACGCGCCGTTCAATGTTCGCCCAAGTACGCAATACTGGTTTGGCGGTGGTTCTCTTACAAATAGTGTGGGTGGCATTTCAGGCAGCCTAGCCGCACTGTATGCAGTAAGCCTGGATGGGGCTACAGTCCTAGGCACAATCAAAGGCTGGACTGGAAGCCTCAGTCCGTCTACGCCTTTTACCGTTACGCCACTTTATATATTCCAGTTCAGTAACGATCAGTCATTTATCACCGGCACGTGGAATCCGCCGGATAATTCTCCTCCGGTTAGCTAGGCATGGCTACCTTCCCTTCCCTGACACCAGCAACCCGCGCTTTCACGCCAGGCGAGTATCCGCACACGCCGTTCAGCACCTACAACGGCCTGCAGAATCGTGTGCGCCATAGCAACGTTATGCTCAGCAGTTCAGTGCGGCTGAGCTTCATCGCCCTGGCTGAAGCTGACATGCTCAGCATCCTCAGCCACTATCAAGGCCAGTTCGGCAGCTTTGAAAGCTTCACGCTGCCATCCAGCATCTGGAGCGGTGTCACCACCATCAGCGACTACCAGCTGACGGATTACCGCTGGAGGTACACCGACCCACCATCCGTCGATGACGCCTACTGCAATCTCTACAACGTCGAGCTGGCACTGGAAACGGTGCCGCCTGATGGTGCGTTTGCCAGTGGTATTGAGCTGGCAGTCATCATCACACTGGCGTTTGCTGGCGCGGTCACAACCAGCGGCCTGCAGCAGAGCATCGCGATCACATTGGCAGGTGGCACGGCTTCTGTGGTTGTCGGCGGCGATTACGACTTCTCCTCATTCCTATACTGGGATGAAGACCCTTACACCAGCTGGGACTGATTTATGGCAGCTCCCAACATCAAATCAGGCACCTCCGTCACGACGGTCACCGGCAAGACCGTGGGTTATGCCGTCACTACCTCGATGGCTGCAGCGCTCAGCAATGGCGCCAGCAGCGGCAAGGTACTGAAAATCAACTCGGTGTACTGCGCCAATGTGGACGGCGCAGCAACTGCCGACATCAGCCTGGAGCACTACAACGGCACGACGGGGTTTGCGATCGGCAAGACCATCGCCGTACCAGCGGATGCCACTCAGGTGCTGGTAACGCGCGAGGCGTACATCTACCTGGAGGAAGGCCACAGCCTCCGCGCACAGGCCAGCGCTACTGGCGATCTAGAGCTGGTCATCAGCTACGAGGACATCAGCTGATGCTCGGCTTCAACGGTGGCCTCATGGGCGTGCGCCGCACGGCAACAACTGGAGCGGCGTCTGGACTGTGGTTCCAGAATGAACAGAGCGTCGCTAGGCGAGCTGGGATTTGGCCGCTAGTAGGCGCAGATCCGTCTTTTGCAAACGTGAGCCTGCTGCTGCACATGGATGGCAGCAATGGCAGTACGACATTTACAGATAGTGGGCCAAATGCAAGACCAGTTACGCGCACAGGCAATGCACAGATCAGCACTGCACAAAGCAAGTTTGGCGGCGCATCCGCATTGTTTGACGGATCAGGTGACATTTTAAGCGTTCTTGATTATGCAGACATGGAAATGACTGCAGATTTTACGATTGAGTGCTCTGCTTACCCGACCGTAACCACCGATAAGATCATTGCTGGCCACAATGTGCAAAACGTGCAGCTGTTTAGAATTAACAGCGGCGCCGTTGGCAATATGTCGTTTTATTTGAACGGCACGCAGGTATTCAGTAACACGGCCGCCGGAATTACGGCTAATCAATGGCAGCACTTGGCCATCTCGCGCACGGGCTCAACCACACGAATGTTTGTTGATGGCACGCAGATCGGCAGCCCTAACACTAGCTGGACTGGATCATTTAAGTTCAACCTGATTGGCGGCATGTTTGGCATCGACTTCCAAGGGTATATTGATGAGTTCCGCGTGACCAAAGGTGTAGGCAGATACGACAGCGCAAGTTTTACCGTACCAACAGCAGCATTCCCTGATTTCTAATGCTGTACTCCCACAACACCGCCATCCCAGCGCATCTCCCCCACCGCATCCGCTTTGCGGACGGCAGCACCCGCACGGACCGCACCACCTTCACGCCTGACGAGCTGGAGCGTGCCGGTTACTCCGGCCCTTACGAGCGCCCCGAGTGCAACCCGAAGCTGGAAACGATCGACTGGGATGGCACGCAGTTCCTGGTGCGTCCCTACAGCTTCGACGAGCTGCAGGCGCAGTACGCCAAGGTCCGCGAGCAGCGCATCGAGCTGCTGCAGTCCTGCGACTGGACGCAGATCACCGACTACGACCTCGGCGCTGATCGTGATGCCTGGGCCGCCTACCGCCAGGCCCTGCGCGACCTGGCCGATGCTGCCAACCCGTTTGACATCACCTGGCCGCAGCCGCCTGCCATCTCGGCAGAATGAATCCATCTGAGCATCAACTATGGCCAGCCTGATCTACAACTCAGCCGTTGATGACATGGCACGTGGTGCCATCGACTTCGACACTGACACCTTCAAGGTGATGCTGGTCACAAGCACCTACGCACCAAACAAAGACACCGATCTCAAGCGATCTGCCGTCACCAACGAAGTCACCGGCACCGGTTATACCGCCGGCGGTGTGACCACTGCCTGCACAGTTACCAAGAGCACCGCCAACGATCGCGTCACCCTCAGCTTTGCGGCTGTGAACTGGGCCAGCAGCACCATCACCGCCAGGGCTGCGGTGATCTACAAATCACGCGGCGGTGCCAGCAGCGCTGATGAGCTGGTCTGCTACGTGGACTTTGGCGCCGATGTTTCCAGCAGCTCTGCAACCTTCAGCCTGGGCAGCAGCGTCATCACGCTGCAGAACTGATGGCCACCTTCCCGGCACTGGAGCCGGCAACGCGCCGCTACAGCATGGGCACCTTCCCCGTCACCGAGGAGAAGGGCTTCGGTGGTGGCAGCGTCCGCTTCCGGCATGGCACCACCGCCTACAGCCACAACCTTGAACTGGGCTTCGCTGCACTGACGCAGGCTCAGGCCAAGCTGCTGCGCGATCACTACCGCGAGCAACAGGGCGGCTACATCGCCTTCCCGCTCAGCACTGAAGCGTGGGCCGGGCACACCAGCTTTACCGATCTGGTGCCAACCTCCACGCACTGGCGTTACGCAGCGCAGCCGCAGGAAGACCACCTATCCGCTGGCTACGTGAACGTCTCGATCAGCCTGATCAGCGTGCC